ATAACGCTAGTAACACCAGAAACACACCTACAAATACAACTATTGTTTCCATTATTTAACCCCCATAATTTTTGAGCATTGTGGAAATGCTCTGTCGAATCCTTGCTTTGAAACAAGCATCTGTGCGCGTTTATATTGTTCACGCACAGAAGCTCGTGCTGGGTCGCCAGACCCACCTACCCATTCCCAAGAGCGTTTGTCGAATTGAAACAAGCCCCTATACTTGCCTGTTCGATTTATTGCTTCTGGGTTTAATGACGACTCACAAACGGCTATTTTCCGGTAATCGCTTGGGAGTAGCTCAACGTCATCAAAATATGGGTTCATTAAAAGTATCTCTAAAATTGGTCTGTCTTCCAATCTGCAGCTGCCGTTTCAGCCTGTTCGTGGCTTGACGGAAGTCTAGAAGCGTTTAACCAAGCACTAAGGTTATCTGCCAATTGTTGTTGATTATCTAATTGGTTTTTAACGATTGTGTATGGTGCAAATTCTAGCTTAGAAAACTCCTGTTCCTTACTTAGGAATTGCAGATATTTCAGTAGTTTCTCTTTGTCCCAGTCAGTATAGATACGTTTACAAAGACTATGCAAGAAGTTTACTTGCTTTTCTGTAGCAACTCTATAAGACCCAAAATAGCCCATTTCTAAGCTTTGTCCTTGTCCTGATATAGGCGCTGGGGTTTCGGGGCTAATTTTGCCCTCTATGGGCTTTTTAGGGCTATCTGGTGGGGTCTGCCAAGGGTCGTTTTCTGGGTTCACGTTACGTTGTACTTCCTCTCTAGAAGCAATACCTTTAGTAACAGCAATACCAAGAGCTGCAATAGCACGACCCCAAGCACTTGTTTCAAGGGTCATCATCTCAGCACCTTTAGCAAAGCCTCTAGCTGGTACACGTTCCCAAGCCCAGCCACTTGCATAAGCCATTTTGTCGCGTTCAGGGTAAGCAAACGCTTCACCATAAATGTATGTTTCGCCGTTAAACTCCAGGACACCCTTGTATTGAAAGTGCAAAGTGCCCTCTGGAAATTTGTCATAAAACATTTGTATTCTGTCTTTAACTTCTATGTAGTTCTTTAGATAATCCATTTAATTAACTCCTATAAATATGCCGTGAAATTCTTGCAATTGTTGTAGCTTGTTTTCGCAATCACATTCCCTAAAAGTGCATTGGGTTTTGTGGTAGAAAAACATTTTATGATATGCGTCGGTTAATAGTTCTGATATTGGATACCAGACTTTATCCATAATGCCCCTTTCGTTAAAGAAAGGTTAAGGCTTACCTATGTCAAAACACGGCATTGAATTATAACAATTTGGTAACGGCGTTATCGCCAGAGTTCGCCCTCAGCTATAAAAGAACCATCTTTATTAAATGGCACTAGCTCTGGTTTAACTATGCCGTCTTGCTCGTACAAGATTCCAAAGCCTGCTTGCCAGTTAGCGTGCCCCTCTTTCATATAACGCATACCAGAACTATTAAGGTCGCATAAATGCCCCACTTCCATACCCCAAAGTGTTGAAAGATTGCCAGCGAATCCGTGACTTGCAGAGCTTATGCCTTGTCTGTGTGTGTGACCACAAACAACATTTTTACCTGTTCTTGTAGCTAGTCCAAGAGCTGTTTGTCCTGCGTGATTGTAAAGCCTACCCTCGTCGCCGTGACCCATAATTACGCCTTTAGCAACTTCTGTTAAAGACCTGTTATAAGTAACTTTTATATCTTTATGGTTATACCCAAGTAAGTTTTCTATTTTAATTGCATCTATAACACTAAACGCTGGTGCGTGACGACTTATATATTTTTCAATTCGTATTGTGTGATTGCTTCGTTGTATTTGGAAAGGCTTACTGCGTCCAATAGCACTACGGAATTCTTTGAGCAAGCCTTTCAAACCTATTATATTCTTTTGTAACGAACCCTCAAACTCTAGGGCTGTGCCTCTTGCATAAGTTGATATTGTTTGACAATCAAGCTCATCGCCAACACATAACAATTTATCTGGTTTGACGTAAGCTATGTAATCTAAAAGACTTTCAACGTAAGATTTCTTAATGTAAGGGTATTGTAAATCTGATATTACGACGTAACGTTTTATAGTTACCTCTTTCGTGTAGGTTTCTTACCTAACTGTGAGTTAATACTATCTATAGTACTACGAATTTTAACAACATCTAACTGTAGGCGTGTCACTTTATCTGCTAAAGAACTTCCACCATTAGGAAACAATTGAGATTTCATTTTAGTTATTTCTGCTGTTGCTTTAATGGTTAAAACAAGAATGGTAACAAGTAAACCAATGATGCCAATAAGTTCATTTATCATTGTCCGTCAAACCATTCTGGGTCATAGAAATCATCATCATCTTCTTCAGGTGCAAGAGTAAATTGGTATTTTTCTGCTGCATAGTTAATGATTCCAAATACTGAATGTTGTGGCATATCTTGGTTAGCAACAATCTTTATAGTTTTTTTACGCCCATCAAACAGTTCTAAGCAAGCAACAAAGCCTGTTATTAGTTTGCCGTCTTCGTGAGCTGTGTTAATGATGCGTACAAGTTCAGTAGCCATAACATCTGGTAATTCAATTGTTTGTTTTTTAGCTTTAGGTTTGGTCATATTCCGAATCCTTTTCCGTTTAAGTCCCCAGCTTTAGTAAAGGATATATGCAAATGTGATACGTGGGGGTTAGACCCTTTGTAGACACGCCAAGCCCAATTTTGACGTGGTGAGGCTATTCGGTGTTGATGAATAATGTAACTAAGTCTTTTGTCGCCCTTAAGTGCTATCATCTTTATATTCTCGGCTAATAACCAGGATTCCTTAGATGAGCCTTTAACAAGGTCTGCGTCAATATCTATAGCACGAACCCACCCATTCTTATCTGGGTTGTGGTCTGACTTACGTGCGTTGTGTGAAGTGTCGCCTATCCAGCCGTCTGAGCGTTTATCGCGTTTAGGATACTTGGCGTTTATTTCCGAGCGTAATTGCTCAGCTGCTTTACTTAATCTTGGTTTTGGCATTAGGGTTCATAGCTCCCATTGAAGCAGCTACGACAGCACCTAATACAGCTCTGTAATCAAGGGCAAAGTCTGTTGCTTGCCAAGCTGCTAAGAAAGCAATTGCAGCTAAAGAAAATTGTTTGTGGTTAAAGGATTGCATCTAGTTCTTCTTTTGTTAGTCCAGCAATTTCAGCAAGTTTAGTTATTGCGTTTGCTCTTGCTTGCTTCTTTGCCTCATACTCGGCTTCAAGTAGTAAAGTTATTTCATTTCGTTTATTCATATCATCTAAAAATAGTTCTAAATCGTTTCCAGTTAGTTCTATTCTTTCATTGTCAATTCCAATAAATATGGATTCTGTTTTTTTATTGGTTGTAACCATAAACGGAGACCTTTCCTGTTGAACTTTGACTGAATAACAAAGTGAAGCCTGTATATGAAGTTGCTAAATTATGAAATCCAGCGTGTATTTGGATATTTGCGTTTGGTGTAGTTCTATTATCAGCAGCATTTCCAAAAGCGCCTGTTTTATCTGCTAAAAATGGTTTGGTGATTAAAGCAGATACAATAGAAGTTTGCTCACCTATAACACCAATTCTTACAAAAGATTGAGTGTTATTAAAAGAACCTGAAATTGTTGTGTTTATGGCACTTAATCCTTGCCATTTGTAATCTGTACCAGTTGCATCTGTTCCAGAAACTCTTAATCTTAAATCAACAACAGCAGCATTTGCTACACCAACACCATTTACATTTATTAAATATGTTTCATAAGTACTGGAAAATACATCACTAACTGATTGAGAAGATACTCCACTAAAACTAGTTGTATTCAGTAATACAAGACCTGACTTTTTAGTACCAAGGGCTGTGTTCATAGCTGTGTCAACAGCGTCCCCTAAATCACGGATAGCGTCTGCTCCATTTTTTACTAAATCAGTATCGGCAGGTGTTGGAAATGAATAATTGGTCGTATTCGGCATATCTCTAGTTTATCCTTTTCTTAAATAACGTCAAGCCATTGAGTTGTATTGTCAAGATTTTGCCACTGGGTTAAACTTGGATAATCTTCCCACTGAATATCCAGTGTACTATAGATTGAGTTAGATACAGACATAGTAAGTTCAAGGTTTCGTCTACCTAATGACCAAGTCCAGCCCTCAACAAAGCCCTCAAAGAACCCAGAAGATATAAGCCCTACTGGAATATTGTCCACATAAAGCAAAGTGTCCATAGATACAGCTAGTAAATCATCTCTAACAATATTGGTCATAGCATCATTAGCTAGGTTTACTGATACTTCTTCTAATGAGGTTCTAGGTGTTCCTCGAAAGTTAACAAAGTTTACAGCTTGTTCTTGGGCATCTAATTGTTGAGCTAATATGGTTCTTCTGATTTCTTGTAACAAACCATAATCATTTATTGACGTATCGTTTTGGGCTGCTTCTTCCAGTACTGGGTCGTCGTATTGAATGACAACGCTGTTAACAATGTCGGCTGTTTGTAGTCTTGTTTGTATATCGGC